AGAACCTCCTTCAATTCCTGATATGGTAGAATTATCAGCAAAATTTATGAAATCTGCTGGAATAGAACCATCTTTATATAATGTTTTATTGTCTTTATAGTTAGCGTCATTAAATATCATAGAATCATCTCCTATTCATTATTAATAACTGAGTCACCATTAATTTTCTGAACTACTATGCCAACTGTAATATTTGTACTAGGCTCTGAATCAGCCACAAATATCAATCCTTCAGAAGTAAATTCAGAACAGTATACATTATTATTTACATATTCAGCCTTTGATGTTTGTTCTGGTGATACAGAAATCATATAAGCCTGTGAAGATGACAATACTATATCACTAATTGCGCATGTGTACCCTGTTCCTCCAGAAATTGGATTCCAAGCAGTTGATAATATAGTTCTTGTATATCCATTTGGATAAAGGTCAGTAGGATCTACTGCTCCACTAAGTCGCAAATAAGCTCTAAGTGCATCGCTCCAAATATACATTTTTGCAACGCTCTGAGATGGAACTTTAACATCCCAAATGTATGGAGTTCCTGGAATAGCTCCTATAGTTACTCCAGCACCTTGAAACATATAGCTTGGGGATGATTTACAACTTATAACAAACCTGTCAGTATGCTTATCAGTTTCATATCCATACACATCGTATGCTGTAAAACCTAACATACCGCCATGTGCTAATAAATATACAATTTCTGCGCTATCGCCACGTTCTGAATAGCCATTATAATAAATTTCATGGACAATGCCTGATATTGCCTTCTTTTCAAATAATAAAATAGCATTTAATCTAAGGTCTACACTAGATGGTCTTATATCAAACCCAAATTCTGTAAGTGACGCTCTTGTTGCAGTTATATTTCCTAATTTAACAGATTTTGTATTATTAAATTTCCATTTTCTGTCATCAGAATCATATATGTATTCCTGAAATGTTAAATTAAGACTTATTCCGGTTAACTTTGTCATAGTATTTGGAATATTCGAACTTGGAATAAATGTACCACCAACAAGCGCATTAACCATTAAAGTGGTCTGTCTGCCAGTTGCAGTCTTTATAGTAAAGTCTTTATTTGCTACTGTTAATGACTTTAATGTCTGTGTTCCAGCTTGGTGCGAAACTATAGCATTAGTTAAATAATATCTAGTCATTACTGGTTTTGCAGCATTAGCATTCATATTATCTACACAATCAGGATTTACTGATGCTTGAATGTACGGTACAGACTGTAAAGATTCCCATAATGACTGTTCGCTAGTACTATTATTACTATCTGAATCTATTGTCTCTAAATCCATCTTGGCATATATTTTATTCTGGTTGCCTACTTCTGGAAGTGTTTCTACTAGTTCATATATCTGATAATTTTCTAGTGTATTTTGAACTGAAGCATCTACACTAGAACGTAATGTTTGATTCTCTGTATCTATCGCTTTGATAGCATTGACTATACTGTCTCTAACGTCTTCTCCATATATAGCTGATTTAACATCACTTAAATACTGATCAATTGTTGCCATATTTATCTCCTTTTACTCATTAATAAGATCCGCTCGCATCATTACTACATTTAATGCAACTTTAAATTTTCTGTTATCATGAGATGCTGCACCACCTAAACCATATGTAACTTGTATTTCCGTGTCATTTATCTGGTAATCTATCATACTTGTTGTCGGTAGTATTGGTAAATCTTTAATAACATTATCAAACTCAGAACCATCTACTGATGATAGTAATGATATGGCTGATAATCCAGATGGTTTAAATCCTTTAGATAAGTATTCTGAATACGTATCCCATCCAATAACACCATCAGTATGCTGCATATTTATTATTCCTGTATAATAACCGCCAGCATTTACATTATCTTCAATAATAGGTTTAAACTTACCTGCTGCAGTTTCCATGTAAACAATAGTCATAGAATACTGATCTGAAATAGTTAAATTTTTAATAATTTTTCCAACTCCGTCTTCTATTCTAACGAGCACATCGTTACCAACTAATATTGTTGATGTTATTTCTGCTATACATTGGCATTTAGATTTAGGAATATCTGCGCTACCTGTATTTAATTCAACCGTATAATATTCATACTCATCTTGTGCAGCCTTTGGCTTTATTGCTGTTACTTTGCCATATAATTCAGTAGCTTTTGTTTCTTTTTCTTGAGCAGAATTATCAACAAGTTTTGCGAATTTATTTAATAAATCGTTATTTACTTGCATAATTACTTCCTTTCGAATAATTTCTTTGTAAATAATGCTTTCTCTTCTACTTCACATCCAGTTTTACAATCTATTTTCTGTGTAACAACATATGCTTTTTCATTAATTATTCCGGCTTGCGGATAATTGATTCTAACACAATCACCTATGTTAACTCCACAATATCCATGTTTATATGAAATAGAATATTGTAATGAACTAGCTTCTTCTAACTGCTGATAAGCGAAATTCTGAATTGGAATAGTATCGTTACTAGCTATTTTTCCTAATTGCTCAGGATTTATCATACGTAATACAACTTCTCTTCCTCTGGATGGTACACTAACTGGACTATTAATATCATTATTAACAGCTCTGAATGATTGAGTACTACCATTAGTTGTCGTTGCAATCACTTCGACAACGTTAGGAATACCATACAAGTCTCGGTCAATAGAAATATCAGACGATAATATACTGCTGTTATTAGAATCATATGTCCACACTGGTGCCATTTTGCTAATTGTATGATTTTTTGAGAAATATATTCTTCCAAATTCGTCAACCCTAGCAAAGTAATTAGCCGATTTAAGTAATTGATTTACAAATTCGAAACATGATTGCTGCGGATCAGAAACCACTGGCTCGAAAAATATTTTTTGTGATATATCATAATCTCCGTCAGGGTTAGGCATATCTAACACTTGACAGCGCATATTACTTCTGCAAATTTCTGGTATTAAATTATATATAGATACTGTATTTTCACCACCACGCCATCTAGGAACAGTATAACCAATCGGTAGATATACATTCTGTAATTCTAGTAATGGTGAATATCCAGTAATGCTTGTCGTTTTTCGTTTGCCATTGAACTTTACAGATGGGGTCTGACAAAGCATAGTTATAAGAGGTATTTTCTCTAATTCATCACCTTGTTCAGCAACAAGATAAACCCTAACATATGCTTCGTCTAACTCGCCATCATATTCAATTGAGCCAGAAACCTGAGTATCAGAGGAAATATCTCTGTTTATTGTAGCACCAGTAACTTTATCTAGTTTAGAAACATTCATACCACTTATTGGATTTACTATATAAAATTCATAAGTTTGTTTCATAGATGCTGTCCAATCAATCATCATACTCCTCCTTCTACTCTGGTTGCTTTAATTGAAATAGGTACTGTTACTTCCAAATGATTAATACTGAACGAGGCAGTAACATTTGCCCAGAATCCAGTTCCATTTGGTTCTCTTATGTAACAGTCACCAGGATAATTGCTAAGTCTTCTTAAGGCATAAATAATATCTTTTGAAGTCTTAGGTATAACTGTACTTAAACTTAATGATTCACCCTTTTGTGTGCCATAGTATGATACTGGATGTTCACGACCAATATAATTAACCAATTCTTTATCCATATCATACTCATTTGTAGCATCTATATTATATGGCAATTTTATCATATTACCTTGTATACCGTCACCATATAATAATAAGTTTTCAGGGTCTTCTGTTTCATCAATATAGCCATCTAAAATATCAAATGGCTTATATTCATCATCCCATTGAATGATTATAGGTTTTTCTTCAAATTCCGTTCCTGGAATATCATTATAAACTATTTCTCCAGTCTTTTTACTCATGCCAACTATTCTATAGCTAGCTCCGTTAAGTGCTGGATGTGGATCAATGACCGATATCTCGGAATCACCATTTAATCCATTAACAATTTCTGTCATACTTCCGTCATAATTTCGTCTGAATACATGAAATACGACATCAGATAATCCTAATACTTCTTCACCCGGATCAAACTCTACATCTGTATCTAATGATGGTATAATATATGCTGAGAAATTATCCTCATCTAATACAATATTTGCTGTAGGGAAGAATCCGGAGTCAGTATAGGCTGTACTAAAATCTTGAACTAATGTTGCAGTCAATCCAGAGTTCATAGTTGCAACAACAGTTAATCTGTAATCTTGACCATTCTCTAAACTAATATCCCATGCATTAATTCTTATTAAACAATAGTTTCCAGTATCGTTATCGTAATATCTTTTTGTTGGTGGTGATGTCTTAGAATATACTATCTCGCCAACACTAACATGAATTTGTTCTCCAGTATAATCATAAGTATCATATTCACTTAATGATGTTATCTGGAAAGAATATTCAATACCTTTCTGAGGTTCTGGTCCAGATTCAACACCAATAAATATAGGAAAATGGTCCACAATATCACTAAATGGTGTTCCATCATATGCTGTATATATTGTATCATATCTGAAGTCAAATGGGTCCCATAACCAACTTCTTGGTTGAGCAGATTCTTCAAATTTTACAAAAGGCTGTCTATATATCTGGAATAATTTATTAGAAGACCAATCAGACCAACCTTTGTTATCATCTGTATAAGCTCCCATTGTACGAATTTGATACTGAATGTCATAAGCACCAGATTCTAAGATAGATGTATCAGCATCCGGATATACCGTTCGCAAGAATGAACCCAAGTTAGGATAACTAATACTATATGTTTTTTCTTCTGTTTGACCTACTTCAGTCGTTAGATTGAGTTCAAAAGGTCCACGATCAGTACCATTTATCTTATACTGTATCTGAGCTTTTGTTTGGAAGCTTCCGTCAGTTGAATTATTATTCCAATAGATATCAATTTGTTCATCTTCAACGAAACTGCTTCTTCTTGTCCATGTTGATGGAGGTAGTGGTGCACTTCCGATCTTATATTCCTTATAATAGTTATAATCTTGAATATAATCAGAATATGTGTCACCATACTTAGCCTGTATAGTGAACCATACATTTCCGGCATTACCTTTGGCATAGTCGTCGATTTCTGGCAAATAACATCTAGCATATATATGATGGTCTCTGCCACGTGATTCAAACTCGCCTTGATCTCTATCATCTTTGTTAAATTCTTTTATCTGTCTGGATGATCTTTTATAGTATAAATCTTCGATATTATTCGAATAGTAAATTATATATCCATCAATTAGGTCTATATTGTTTGCGTTGTCTTCTATTACAACATTTACAATTGGCTTATTTTGATTACCTTCTATTCGGTCATGCGATGTCTGGATCTTCCAGTCACCACTAGGAACTTTTGGTTTACCCATTACTGGATCAGACCACTCAGACCATTCAGATCCTACATCATCTCCATCTCTTCCAGACCAGCCTTTAGCTCTGAACTGGTATAGTGTTCCATCACTCATTATACCAGATGTATAAATGGCAGACCCGCCAGCACTAATATTTTTTATGTGGCTATTAATTAATCCATTGTCTCGATTTCGTCTTGACTGAATTGTTACTGACTTAGCATAATTCTCAGTTGTTTTATAATTTAATACTGATACTTTAAGCTTAAACTGCCCCTGATTAGCAGTAACCTTCTCTACAGTAGGAACTGGTGGAACAGTTGGTGTATTCATTTGAACAAGTTTAACTTGATAAGCATTTTTTGTTTTTGTCTTTTTAGCAGTCCAAGCATCTTCTTGTGATGTTGTCTTTTTACCGTGGGTGTTTATTTTTATAACTTCTTTCTGATTACACTCAGGAGTTACTTCAACCCAAACATTTATAGTCTTTACTTTGGTAAGATCAAATGATGGAATCTCAAAGTAATCGTTGGTTTCAAATTGACTATTTATAGTATGCTCAGCAGTTTTTTTTGCTGTAATATTGCCATCTTTGTAAGTGTACGTCCAGACAACTTTAAAGTCTTTAAAATACTTCATATCGCCGGACGTACTCGTTACATATTTCCATGTGGCTATTAGCTGATTGTCTTGTATTGTACTTTTATCTATCTTCAGGTCTGCTACCTGATGTTTACTAGCTGCCATACACTACATTCTCCTTTCTATCATAGCCGCATTTATTAATTGACCGACAGCATCGGCGATATTTGAGCCGTCGTCATAAGTTATTCCGTTTACATTGTAAACATTATTATTTGTAGTTCCGTTCAATCCGTTAATTGCTGCAATAAGTCCAGCATTTTTGTCTGTATTTTGAATTTCTCTCATTGAAGCTGAAACAGCACCAATGTTTGAACTTAATCCAATTGATTGATTACCGAATAATCCATTAATTGATCCAGCAGCTGAATTTACATTAGATAAATCAACAACTGGTGTGATTGTTGGTTGGTAATCAGCATTTAAGTCATAACTTTCAAAAGCATTAACAACAGCATCTCCTAATTTTTCAGATGCAGTTTTAGCTGATCCTATTGAGTCTTTAATACCATTAACAAAACCTTGTACAAAATATTGACCATTTTTAATCATAACTTTTGATGGTGATTCGATTTTTGTTGATTTTTTAGTGCCTTTTTCAGCAGTACTTCCGCATAATTCACCAACATTAAATAAATCTGGGAACATACTTTTTATACCTTTTACCATTCCGCCACCATACATTTCACCAACATCAAAACCTTTTATTTCAAAGTCATGCATGAGTTCTGCTGTTCCAAGTGCATCAATTGTTCCATCTTTAAAATAGTCACCAGCATTAAGTCCTGCTTTTTCCATTTGCTTATTTATATTAGTCCAGTCTAAATTTTTAACCTGCTCGTCCATGCCATCATACTGTGCATTAACAGATTCTCTTCCATTTTCTTTAGATTTTTGGATCTGTTTCTTTTGCTCTTCCCATATTTTAGCATTAATTTCTTCTTGCTTCTGTCTTTGAGTTTCAGCTTGAGATAGCATAGATTCTTTAGTATCGCTTTCGATTTCTTTAGCAGTTTTACCTCTTTCTTTTTTTTCTTCTTCTCTAGATAGTTGAAGTATTTTTATAAGGTCTTCTTGCTGTTCTTTCAAATAAGCATTATAAGGATCCGCTTTCAATAGTTTAGTAGTATCGTCAAGTTGTTTCTTATAGTTTTTAGTTTGTTCTTCAAGTTCTTCTTTTGACGATCTATTTACATCTTTAAATAAGTATTTTTGTTTAAGTGTAGCTTCTTCTATTTCTTCAACGGTTCCATTTTGAGAAGCTTCTAATAATTCATTTCCTCTAGCTATTCTATTTACATAGTTATTATGATTTTCTTCTGCTTCTTTTAAATATCCTTGTTCTTTTACTATTGTATCTTCTATTTCAGTTTCTTTTTCATCAAGAGCTGTTTTGGTTAATTCCAATGCTCTTTTTAAAGCTGGTGATGCTTCGCCATTAGCATCAAGAAGTGCCTTAAATTGTCTATTATTGTACTCTATAAATTGTCCAGATGATTCATCCCAAATCTGTCCAACATCTTTTAACCATGTTCTAGCATTTTTTACATAATCTTCTGATGTTTCGTCAAGAGATTTATAATCTTCTAGTTGTCTTTTTGTTGTTTCACTATCTTCAATGGTTTTATCTAGCGATTCTTTAGCTTCTCTAACCTGTTCAAGAGCAACTCGTTCTTGTTCTAAATCCTCTTTCATCTGGTTAGTATATACTTCTTGATAAGCTTCTGCTTTCTTTTTAGCTAGTGTAAGATCTATTTCATCTCTTACATCCTTATAATTCTGGATAATATTATCCTGCAATTGCATATTTGCATCTAGAGCTGGATTTAATTCTTCTATTAATTCTTTGGCTTCATCTTCATATCCAGTTTTTACTCTTCCAGATTCTGTTGTTATTCTTTGTAATCGATCCCATAATCCTGAGTAATAATCAGTTTTTTTATCGGCTGCTTGGAATTTCTTAGTTAATTCTGTGTTTTCATCTTCTATACGTTTTCTTGTATCTCTGATTTCTTTAAGTAAATCCTCGGATATATTTCCTTCATATAACTTATAGTTATCTTTACTGAATATAATAGAGAATAGTTTTTTAACGGCTGCTTTAGTTCCTGGAACCATAAAATCAATTATAGTCAGTATAAGGTCTCCTAAAAATTCACAAATTTCAGGCGTTTTTTCAATAAGAAATTTGCCTATAGCAACACAAATATCCCATATTCCTTTTAAAATGCCTTCTATTGCGTCTGCTAAACCTTTAACAAGCCATTCTATTCCCTTTCCTATTGAATAGAATAACACAGTAGCTCCTGCAACTGCAGCTGGTCCTTCTTTACCAAGAGCTATAAAAGCTTTTGCTAGTATCCATATTGCTGCAGCGATCATAATTGCCACAGCACCAAAACTTAATAATGCGATAGCAAATGAAGTCATTGCAGCTTCTAATTTTAATGTTTTTATTAAGGCAACGACACCGATTACTATTAACATAGCACCAGCAAATGCAGCTAAACCTCTTCTGATTCCTTTCCATGGAACTTTAGAGAACATAGCCATTGCAATAGCCAATACAACACATGCTCCGGCCATAGATAATATAACACCTGCCACAGTTCCTAGATTTGCAGCTTGTGCTAAATTGGTTTGTTTTGTAGCCATTACTAGCATACCAACAACAGCCATAATAGATACTAAAAGTATTATCATAACTGCCATGCCTTTTTCTAACATTTTTTGTGGTAATACTGCCAACATAGCAACTGCTTGAGAAATAATAATTCCAGCTAATGCAACTGATAAAATAACACCAGCTAAAGCAGCAAGTGTAAGTCCAAGACCATGTTGTCCTCCGTCTTTAGAATATTTACTGAAATTTCCATCTTTTGTTCTAGCAAAACTTCTTATTAAAGCTATTAATACAAATATAATTAATCCTACTAAAGATGTTAATACGATTAAAGCTCGTACTCCTTTATCCATTCTTTTTGGATTTATTTGACCTAGTATCCATACAGCAGTTGCTATAAGAATCATGGCAACAGCTACTGATTTTATAATAGGACTTAATTTTACAATTTTATCTTTTCCTTTTTTGAATGTAGGCATAATTTTAACCATAATAGCTACAACAATCATAGTTAATATCAATACGCCAGATAATAAATTAAATTCTTTTTCTAGTTGTTTTGGATCTATTTCAGACATCATTTTAAGAGCGGCGGCTATAGCAATTGCATATATTGACAAAGCTATAATTATAGGTAGTACTTGGCCTAATGCCCACTCTGGTTTACTAGATTTCATTTCTTTAAGATTAATATCCCACGAACCAATCAGTGAATTAGATCTCATAAAGAAAAAGCCAATAGCTGCCATTAATAAAATATATGATGTTAGTACTATTCTGGCATCTTCAAAACCTGGTTGCTGACTCATTTGTTGCAATACGTACATTGCCCCAACTATCATTACCATAGATTTTGCCATAGACTCCATGACAGTAGCTATAGTATTAAAATATTTAACAATAGGATCTCTACCAGTTTTAACAAGATCTGTAACATTTTTAAAACCTTTAGACCAATTATATATTGTAAAACCGGATATAATTTTCATCGCTTCGTCTATAGTTTTACTAACTTCTTCAGATGAACCATATTTTAATACTCCGTCTGTAAACGATTGAACTATTTCACCAATTGTTTTAAATATAATTCCTAAAGCTTCACCTAATGTTTGAAATATTTTTATAACGTTTTCCATTACATTATCTGAAGTTGCCATATCTAAACTTCCGGCTAATGCTTTAGTTATTTCTTTAATAAAACCACCAATATCTTTTCCAATTGCAGTTAATAATTTATTACTTTTAAAAGCATTTATTAAATCTTTAAAAACATCTCCGACAACTTTAATACCTTTTCCAAATGTTCCGAGAATATCAATCTTAGAAAGTCTTTCAAATATTGTTTCGGATTTTTCCATATTTTCTCGAGATTCTTTTCCGAATGCTTTGTCTATATTTTCTTTTAAATTATCGAGTGCTTTACCGACACCATTTTTAATTCTATTTTTAACTTTTTTAGCTTTTTCTATTATACTGTCTAAAGCTCCTAATACGCCATCAAATGCCTTTGGCCAATCAACTTGTATACTTCCAATTTCGTTCGAAACAAAATCGCTTATAGAACCAACTAATTCACCTAATTTATCTTTTGCATTGTCAAATAGATCGCCAATTCCTTTTATAAAATTACTTAGATGCTCATACTTATTAATATCTATATTGTGTAGAGCTTCTCCAAAACCAGAAGCAAGTTCAAATACTTTAGATACCAGAGTTCCTATTGGTGAAGTAATATAAAGTATTACTCCTCCAAGTTTTAATCCCCAATTAATTAACTGTGCAAATATCTTTAACGCTACTCCAAGAACTTTAGCTATAGCAGCTATTGCTGTTGTAAATATCTTGAAAGTATTTTTTAACCTGTCGGTTGTTTTGTCATTAGATATTATACCCGAAGTTAAAATATCAAACAATTCTATTAAATACTGAATAGGATGAAAGTTTCCTTCTTTGAATGCCTCATATACTGCTTCACCAAAAGCTTTAAATATACCATAAATATGTTTAACTATTCTCCATAAAGAATCGAAACCTTTTCTCCAATCTTCAGTTTCTATAATTCCAATATGTATATAGTTGCATAAATTATCTATTGCATTTACAATCGTTTGAAGTGGATCTATTCCTCCGAATGTTTCATCGAAAAATTCTTTAAATGCTTTTGTAAAATTTTTGACATTTTTGTATACTGGACTAAGTGCATCTCTTATTCGTTTGAATGCATATCCTAATAATTCTGCATTTTTTGTAATCTTCTTAGATCCTTTATAGAATATATTAACAAAATTGAATATATAAGTATTAATATCAATCCAGTAATCTAAGAGTGATTCAGGAAATGCGAGTTTTATAGCATGCCCTATAGACTGCGCAAAATTAAAGGTCATCTGGAATATCTTAAAACCTGATTTAAGAAGTCTATATACTGCCTGCCATGCTTTCAAGACATCACCATTATCTTTAATATCAGTTAAAAATTTTGTAACTAAATTAACATCTTTTATTAACCATTTAGTAACAAATGTTGTTAATTTATCGCCTTCGCCATCTTTAAGTTTTGTTCCTGGTGCCTTTAATCGGCTAGCTACTGCACCAATAACGTCTTTATAAGCATTGAGCATTTTTACTATAGGGCCCTGATTTGCAATCAATGGACCATAAAATGCTTCACCAATTCTGCTGTATGAAGCTCTAATATTTCTAGAAACACCCTCTAATGTGTCATTGGCCTTTTTAGAGTTTGCCCAATATTTTTTATACATTATTTCGAAGAATTCGTCAGCACCTATTTTACCTTTAGATACTAAGTCTCTAACTTCTTCTTCTGTTTTTCCTAGTGCATCTCCAATATCAGCGGCAGCATTCATACCGTAAGTACTAAGCTGTGTTAACTGCATACCCATTAATCGACCATTACCAGCGATTGTACTAAATACATGTGCTATCTGTTCAAAGTCCTGATTAGTCTGAGCAGCAACACCTGATACTGATTTAAGAACCATACCCATCTGAGTAAGATCTGTTTCAGTATCTACTATATCTTTGCCTATTACTTTTTTATAGTCTATACCTGAACCAGCTAATACAGAAGCGGCTTTAGCAGCTGCATCCATACCATATGCGGTTCCTGTTACGGCATCACTAATAGAATTTTTAATTTCTTCCCATTGGATTCCGAGACCCTGAAGAGCAAATTTCGCTTTTTCAACGTTCATTGCTCTGTTCATACCACCGGATTTAATCTGAGCGACAACACCAGATATAGCCCCACCGATAGTGTTTGTAATAGCATCACCAATACTATTAATAGTAGCCATAATTGGTGACACTGATTTATCTACAGCTCCAACTACTTGTCCAAGCTGTGTCTGTATATTCTTTAATCCTTTTAATTGAAACGCATTCTGTAATAAATTGACAGAAGTTGTTACAGTGTCAAAGTTGAGTGATTTCTTAAGTTTTTCTATAGTTGTCAGGGAGGTCTTTACATTCTTTTCGAACTCCGCATTATTAAATTTTAGCTCGACAACTTTGCTATCGATAACTTCGCTCATGTCTTAAAAACCTCCCTTTTTAATGACTCACTAATTTCATCAAACACGGGTTGCATAGCTGGGTTTATGTAATCTCTACCTTCAACCCAAACACCTCTACTTGTTCCGTGCCCGTTAAATATCAAGAGAGCAACACATTGCCCGTTTTGTATATTAGTATTATACCATACTATTTTAGCATTTCCATTTAGGTCATGCTCAATTTTGTATTTCCAAGATCGTGACGTTAGACCAGTTCTTTTCGGAGTATTCTCTGCTAGCGCATCAACTCCAAGTTGCCCATATTTTTTTAAGATTTCATTTGCCGATTTTGAATCAACGCTTAGTGATTCACACCACTTTTGAAATCTATTGTATTCACCAATCTGTTCAATACCAATCATTTCTTTTTATCCTTTTGAATGTAGTTTTGCTCTACGAGCGGCATTTAATTGTGCATTCTGTCTCATAATCTGAGCCTGTGACATTTTCTTCTGAGGCTCGTTATGATTAGAACAAACTCTTAATAGAGTTAATAATCTAGAAATGTGCCAATGTTCAAACTCTATTGGAATCTGATTGGCAGCCATCCAGTAATAAATTATTTCACTTGTAATAATGTCTCTACTTGGTTTAGAACCTTTGTAGAATTTTGTAGCTGTCATTGGATCTTCGATATATTTTGTAATTTCTTTCATATTTTCATCATTTAAATACTTGAGTTTTGGTATATCTTCATCGTTAACACACATACATTCCAAATATAGTTGCATATCTTCGGCTGTTAGATCTCTATTTCCTATAAAATATTTGTGTGTTTTGGATTCCCATTCAGCTATAGCGGCCAACGAATGCTCTAATTCTATAGTTCCACCAGGTATTTTTATAAATTCATTAGTTTCTTCATTGAACATTTCTGATTCAACAAGTTCTATTTTTTTTCTAAAATTATTCATCTTTCTTCTCTAACAATGTTTTATCAATTGTTCCATCTTCATTCATAAATTTTTTAGCTTCTTTAGTAAGTTCTGCTGGCATTAATCCACTAATAAATTCAGCAGCTTTCTTTTCATCAGAAACTAATTCCATAAGTAATTCTGAATAAGCTTCTGTCTGCTTAAACTCTGTAGAAAGTTCTTCGGATTTAATAAATCTTCTACCATCATCCGATTTAACACCATATGCATTTAGGATAATATCCTGGAATATTTTAACAATCTTAGGTGTATCTTCTGTCTGAATAATTTTCTGAATTGCGTTATCTAATCCGCCTTCTGTACCAAACTGTAAATTAAAAATTTCGCCTTTGTTGAGATTGAAGTAAAAGTCTTCTGATCTCTGATTTCCATTGTAATCTGTATAATTGATTCTCTTAACTAACATAATTCATTCTCCTTTAACATTTAAAAATAAACGGGGGCCCACAAAAGACCCCCATTTTGAATCTTTAGTTATTCACCAGTTCTTATTGTGAACAGTACTGGTTTTGTAACCATTTCTTCTTCACCAACTCCATTTGGAGCGTACATAGCAGTAATAACTACTACTCTATTAGATCCATACTGATTAGGTAATGCTTCCATAGTTAATTTATTAGTATGGTATGCATTTACCTCTGTATCTTTTTCTGCATCTGTGGAAATATAGGATTCACCATCCTGGAATCCCCACCAGACTTTATTAGGATCGACGTAAGCTCCATCAGGTGCTGTTGGATCTATAGCTAGGGTTAATGTATCACCAACATTAATTATATAGTCATTAGGATTCTGTGATGGCATTTCGTCACCATTAGAATCTAATACTCTTATAGCTGTTGGATTAACCCTCGGTTGTGGGTGTAGTTACATTGACACCACATGTGTCTGAGTATGTTTTACCATCAACTGTAATTGTTGCCGTAATTGTAGCTGTACCGGCAGAAACACCAGTAACAACGCCATCAGCAACTGTAGCAACTGAAGCATTGTCAGTTGTCCATGTTACTTCTGAACCAGCAGGAACTGTTGCTGCTGTAATTGTTCCTGTAGCTTCTACAGCTACTGTTAAAGCTTTAGGATTTAATGTTACAGATGCTTCTGTTGGAGCATTGTAAAGTAATGCAACTACTTCGTCAGGTGTTAAGAACTTACCTGGCTTTGTTCCATCTCCGAATAATGTTGTTTCAAGAAGATTTCTCTGACCATCTGTAAGTTTAGTAACATCGATGTCTAAGTTACATGTTGACTTGCCACCTGAAACACGTATTTCAGATGTATTTACTTCCCAGCTAAATTCAATAGCTTCTGGAGATTCATTTTCTGTAGCATGTGATCTACTTGAAGGTGATGCATTACAGTTGTAGATAAGATGGATAATATAACCATAATCAGACTGTTCAATGTCATTACCTCTCTTTGTAGTAACACAGAAACCGAATTTCTGTCTCTTCTGCTGACCAATCTTAAGAGCTGGGCCAAGTGTTCCAGCCATAGTTTCATCTAAGAATGCACTACCATCACATTTAGCGAATGCATCTGGATATGTATATGCACCGATTGTGAATGCATACTGTTCTTTTGACATTAAGTTGAGATACTTCATGTCATCAGCATATAATGGATTAGCTTCAGCTCCTGATGGTGATTCTTCAAATGAAGTAAGACCATTCCAAGCCACACCATCTTCATATGTTCCGTCTGAGTTCATTGGATAAATAACTGCTCTTTCTACACCAGTCTCGTAGAAACGCTCGCCATCCTGATCCCAGTTAAGTGTAAAACCTGTTTTGCTAGGTGTTAACATGACTTATGTCCTCCTTTAATAATATAATACTAATTTATAATGGTACAAATCATCACTAATGAAGGTGTTCTCTACTCTGCAATATGGTAGATTTTCTTCCAATAAGTCATGAGTTGTATCAAAAATATCTTTTGTAATTACCGTTAGAGTATACTTTTTTCTTTTCATATATACTCCATTGTCGGCTCTTCTTGTGTGATTATTATCATATCGAATTACAATACATGGGTACTGTAACGTAGTGTTGGTTGGCGCCTTGCCGTAGACCGTGTATTTGGTTTCAGCACCCAAAATATCATAGATTCGATCAATTAGACTCACTAGAGTCGTTGAGGTTTCCATTCCATACTCCTCCTAATGTTAATATCAATCTAGGATACTGTACTTCTACACTTGTAACACGCCATTTAGTACCCATGTATGTAGCATACTGTATTGTGTGAAAGTTTCTCATGGCAAATGGAGTAGCCACGATGCTGATACTGTTAGAAATATCAACGCCTTCGTTAGGAGTATCAGAAGAGCTATAAATCTTCTTAGTATTTCTAATGAGATCACCATAGTGAACTTTTTCAACAATATCAGTATCCCATATACCTCTTTGGACTTCTGTCGTTACAACATATCCAACTTTTCCACTATATTTAGCCATGACTGCTCCTTTCTATTAGCCTTCTGTAACTTCTTCAGCTGGCTCTTCTGGTGTAACATTGTTACTAGCTGGTACGAAATTGATAGCGATTGCTGAATATGGTACTGTAAGAGCACCTGAGCATCTTGTTTCAATTAAGTACTTTTCTTTATTGTAATCAATATCAAAATCATCGAACATTGTTACAGAACCGCCATTGTCAGCACCTACATTGTAGTCTGAAAGGTTAACAATAATACCGCCAAATGTGTTAACAACACCATCCTTAGTAAATGTAGCGCCTTCTGCTACTGGAACTGTGATGATGTCTGAAACTCTAAGCTTTGTCTTAAGCTTATCTACTGATTCGTAAAGGTCTCTGCCGATACCATCTTTCATTAAGAGCATATCTGTAAGTCTGTCTTCTGTTGTGAAGAGAACTGGAGAACCTGAACCCTTGTAATCCTTTCTAGCTCTGATAGCTGTCTCAATAAATGCTTCAGCATTCTTCTGAGCTGAACCCTTGTCAACAATTGTCTTTGTGATAGTGTAAACTTCGCTATCTTTCCATACTGGTCTGATGTTGTCTTCCTTGATCTTGTCATCATCAAGAACATCTCTACCATCACCGATAAGGATTGCTCTAGCTAATTCCTCATTAAGCATAATTCTCATTTCTGCTTTGAGGTAAGCTACTACATTGAAATCTGTAATGTCAAGGATGTCATCTCTATCCATTGCCTGTTTCTTATAGATAGTCTGTGGACCAGTCTTTCTCTTAAGAGCTGTGATTACTTCTTCTTTCTTTAAGTGACCTTTGATGTAACCCTTAGCTCTAGCTTCATCAGCTGTAATGTTAGCATGAACTGACTTAACTAATGAGAATGGTGTATGATGTGTTGCACCTAATACTCTGTCAACCCATGTTGTGTCTCTCTTAATAAGAGATGGTTCGTTTGAAATTGCCTTAGCATCTGGGAAGAGAACGTCAATATTTTCGATACCATGCTGTAAGCATGACTCCTTAAGTGTTCCGTATCTCTTCATGTCGCTGAATACTGCTTCCATATCAGCGTGGCTTAATTCATCTTCATAGTATCCTGCTTCTTCACCAGCAAATACTGAATGTTTCATGTTTTCATCCTCCTGATTTCCTTTTGTTGCTTCTTCTACTGCAGCGCCTACAATAGCATAAACAGCTTCCTGCTGCTCTTCTGTCATTGCTTCAAATACTTCTTTAGGACTTGCCATTTTAGAATCCTCCTTATTTTCTTCTGATTTTGAATCGTCTGAATGTTTGATTTCTTCTTCATCTTTTTTATCTTCTTCAGACTCTTCTTCTTTTGTTTCTTCTTCAGACTCTTCTTCAGATTCTTCGGATTCTTTCTTTTTCTTCTCATCCTCTTCATCTTCATCGTCTGAGTGACGTAATACTAATGCTTCATCAGTGTAGATGTCTGCTTCAGTAAAGTCGTCATCTAAGAAATCGCCATGTGACATGACGTATTCTATTTTAGCTCCTGGATTTGCACCAGCGAGTACCAAGCTTACCTCTCTAATCATACCGTGAATAACTTCAGAGCCTGAATGCTGTAAGTGGTTAGCATAGATTGAAAGATTTGTAATGTCTCCATGCTCAAGCATGATTTTAGCTTCCTTACCCTTCTCTGTAGAGTTAAGGTAGCCGTAAGCATACACACCATCTTCTCTGTTTTCCAAGTCAGCATGTCCAATAACAGCTCTAATGTTACTGTGATCATGATTGTAAACTAGAGGTACTGTTACTCCATCACATTCTGCGAATGCGTCTTTTCTTATAATTCTTCCGTCAGCGCATCTAATGTCATTCTTAGTTGCCCAACCGGAGAAATCATAATCATTCTTCTTCATTTTGACCTCCATCTCCTTGATTATTCATAGTTTCATCTGTTGATGCAAATGTCTGATCGGGAGATGCATTAATATTTTTATTTCTTAATTCATCAGCCTGTGGTGCATCAATAGGTCTCTTGCCGATAACCTGACGCATTTCATTAGATGACATAATTTCATTTCTAGTGAACTTGTCAGCAATATCAGCTAATTTACTAACAGGAACAAGCTTGAATGGATCATTAAAGAAGGCTATTGTCTGACCTTGTGTTCTTGCTGTTTTAGTTAAGAACTTGTAAGTCATGCCATCTGTAATTGCTGTAACGATTGGAACAACTACTCTATTGAGGTAATTGGTCATCGTTTCTTCATTTGCTGTTCCATTAAGTATTTCATCTGTAATACCCAACTGTGTCATAAGCTGTTTAGTTAAATATTCAATCTGTTCTAACAAATTGTTATCGATCGGTCTATTCAACTGCACAATTTTTTCAGTAGCATCAATATAACCAATACCGTATTTTGAATCGGACAATTGCTTTTCCAAATCTTTTTTTCTTTCCTCAGCTTGCTGTTTTCTAAGTTTACCTTTAATTGTGTAAGGAACCTGGAATAACAGATTTAACTTACCAGAACTAGCTTTCTCGTCTACACTGTCAAGTAAAGATAGCTTATGCGTAAGTCTTTTAGCTGTGGAAGTCGGTTCGTTCATTATGTAATAGAAAGGATTTTCGATAATAGCTGTTGTAGCTTTAGGAACTGTAATTTCCTCATATTCGCCTTTGGTATCATTCCAAATTCTAACTCTTACATAATCGGGATACCACTGTAAAATCTTTGCAACTCTCATGTCTAATACATCGAATGCTAAATTATTGTAAATGTTAGCTGTTGTATTAGTTGGCACAATTGCTATGCATCCTTCATCTAATAATGAGATAACAACATCAGTAATAAACGCTGTTGCTGTTTGGTCCTTATTAGCCATTCCAGATACACAGAAATTTAATCCATCTTTTATGTCTTCTAGGTATCGTCCTTCTTCATCTTGTCTAATATGTCTAAACTTCATAGCAGCACAGTCTAGCGCAATTCTGTTATAGACTGTATTAATTATTGTTCTATCAGACCCAGTGATGAGACGATGCCTATTTGGCATATCTGAATAAATATTACCATAATGGTATTCATTTCTAGGATGGTCCCTTCCAAAGAATACTGTCCAACCTTTTTTAAATCTGTCTAATACTGACATCTTTATCTCCTTTTAAAACACAGGATAATATAGGAGTAGATTAAAACTAGTCTATACTATTCTGCTAATTTAAGGTGACTATAAGATTCTTGAGCAATCTAAACTAGTAATATCTTATAGTCAAGGCAGAATGATTTATGCATTTAAAACTAGTATGTTCTGCCTATATAAATAATAGAAATACTTTAAGATAATTAAAACTAGTAAAAAAAATGTATTTCTATGATTTAGCTGTTTTTGATTTTACTTCTTTAAGATCTCTATTTAATTTAGCATTTTTACTATCTAATAGATTACTAACTAATCTTGATCCAACAGCTACTGTTGCACCAGATGCTAATACACCAACTGCTCCACCAACTCCAGATCCAAGTACTGATGCTACAATACGTGATGGATGGAGTGTAGCGCTTCCATATGTTGTTTTATAGTAATCATAGAGGCTTTTTATTGCCATACCGGTTCTGGCAGCCGCTACACCACCATATATAGGTGCAACTCTTTTAGCAACTTGCCATGATGCATTTCCACTTCTTCTTGTAAAATCTGCAGCATCTTCATTTTTAGCTATTTTTGATTCTAATCTTCTCTGTTTTCTACCATAATGAATATATCCTTCTGGAGTTAAAGAACCGTCAGGATTCTGCCATCTTCTTTTACCCCAACTCTGACCCATTATCCCAAAGTGATAGAGTTCATCAGGTGAAATATCGTCTAAATCACTATGTTTGACTTTAGTTTTTGTTGCTGATCTATTTTTTACATATTTTGTAGCGGCCATATATCCTAATCCGGCTAACATAGCAGCACCGCCAACTACTATTGGAGCTGCCACACCGACTGATGATAAAGCCGGTAATGCTAATGCTTTTTTTGCTGCTTGTGCACCAAGTATTCTAGCAACACTAATTCCTGCAGCTGGATTTAATCCCGATTGTTCAAAAGACTTTGCTACTTCGGACTGTGTTGTTGCTTTATTATAATATTCTGCTCTTTTTAAGTAACTATCTTTTTTAGCAGCTATTATACCAGCATTTACTAAACCAGCACCAGCAACAGTAGCGCCTACTCCAATAGCTATTTTGGCTCTTTTTCTACCAACACCATAATGTTCTCTTCCAGCTGGAGTTAAAGAACCGTCAGGATTCTGCCATCTTCTATGACCGTGTTTCTGACCTTTTACACCATGGTGGCATAATGTACTTCCATAACTATTGTACAGAAGTGTATAATTATCATTGTACATAGTTATTTTCCTTTCTTTTTTTAATTGCTTTATAGGTTCCGTATCCTATTAATCCTAGTCCAGCTAATGCCGCCGCTCCGCTAAGTATAGGAACAGCTAAAGTAGATAAACTCTTTGCACTTGCTAATGCTGATGTTGCATGTAGTACATCTCTAGTAGCTTGGTTTCCGTTAGCAATAATTTTATTAGAGTCATATCCTTGTTTTATTCTAGTATCATAGTCCAAACCTAGCATTTCATTAATTCGATTTTTTCTTATTACTTCTATTCGCTTTGCTTCTTCTAATGCTTTTTCTGCTTTGGATATATTTGCTTTTCTAGTATCATAACTTACTTTTGAAATTATACTTCCGCCAACAGATAAACTAGCTCCTATTTTTGCAATCTTGGCTGGTGTAAAGTAATTATCTACTTTCCTTCTAATCTTTTCACCAACACCATAATGTTCTCTTCCGGCTGGAGTTAAAGAACCATCAGGATTCTGCCATCTTCTATGGCCATGTTTCTGACCTTTTACACCATGGTGACATAATGTACTTCCATAACTATTGTACAGAAGTGTATAATTATCATTGTACATAGTTATTTTCCTTTCAGCTTAGATATAGCTTTCTTTCCAAAATATACTCCGGCAGCTATTGTTCCTGCAGACAATATAACAGTTGTAGCCCTTGTCCCAGTCCTTCTTGCTGATGAGTATTGCGCTCTTTTTTCTCTAGCTCCGAGATATGAATTTTCAGCCTGTTCACGATTAGCTTTAGCCCAAATGTAATCAGTATCTTTATTTTTCCATTTTTTAAGGTCTTTTTGTGCTTTTGCAACATAATTATCATCAGAATACTTATTAATGACATTATCAACAGCATATTTTCCATCTGTCATATAGCCTTTTAAAGGTTTATAAGGGTTAAAGTCTTTATTTTTTTCTTTTTTAGTATCTTTATAATTTTGTTTAGCTATTTCATCTTCTGCTTTTTCAGCATAATATTTAGCTTTATCGCCCGAAGCTTTTGCAGCTTTAGTTTCTGCTTTTTCTTTTTTGTATTCGTGTTTGGCTGCTTTTTCTCTTTGCTTTTGTTCTTTTCTGGAAGGTTTTTTATTATCTTTTACTTCTCGCCATTCAACATCAATATAGTCATCATGACCGTTTGAATTATTATACGATGATGAGTTGCTTTCACCATTATAACCGATTCTTGGGCGATCTTCAACATGGTATTCATTTAGCTTCTTTTTTCTTTTAAATACGAATCCTACGGATGTACCAGTTGCAAAACGCCCGAGAGCATCATGGTTTTTGTTATAGTGATATAATTCATCACTATACGGAGTTATACATACTCTCATTGGTTCCTCCTTTATAAGAACATATCTTTACATTCTTTGTATGCGACTAATGCATCCATCATAGCAGACACATTATCTATTTTGTGTTCATATCGTTTCTTTAATAGCTTTCTGTTTCCATTTGTGTCTTCTATTGTTATAGCATTACCCATAGTAAAGCTCATTATAGATTCGTCAAATAACAATTTTCTATCTGTTGCTAGTTTCTTAAGTTCTCCTAGTGGAACACTTTCTGTTCTAGCTCCTTGCCTTACCTGAATAATACCAAATGGTCCATTCTCGCTTTCCCATCGTTCAATAAATGATTTAGCGTGATATGGGTCATATCCAACAGATCTTACGTCATACTCATTTTCTAGTATGAAATTATCAAGGTCGTCATATACCTCGTCAAGATCTATGATTGTACCTTCGAGAACAACTAATGTATTCTCTTTCATGAATTGCTGATACTTTTGATACATAGCAAGTGGTAATTTCTCATAGCTTGACGAAGATATATAACTTCTAGTTTTAATCCCAAAAGAACCATCGGGAAGTGGAAACATAAATGTAAATGCGCAGAAGTCATCACCCTGAGATAAGTCAATACCCATAGAGCATGGCATCTGCCAGAAGGAACGTTTCTTATGCAACTGAATATCTTCAAATGTAAAGAAATACGTATAACCTTCCAGCGGAATACCAAAACGTTTTGCGAGTATATCATTTCTAACAGAGGGATTCTGTTCTGCACGTACTTTATCTAATTCGTAAGTTTCATAACTTACAGTTTTACCAAGATTAGGCTGTGCTTTAATCCACATAGAGGGATCATTTACTTCATTAATATCATCTAATCTATAATACCATATAGATACGTGGTCATTTTCGTAATCGCCACGTAAAATATTTAATAGTTCCAGTTTGATAGTGTCACCAACACCATTTCTAACTGTACCTTCAGAACTAACTGCAATTATCACATAGTCTGTATCTCCTGGGTCACCTTTAGCTGCACCCTGCTCCAAACAACCTATTACATCTTCATTAATATCACAAGATAACCACTCGTCAACTGTAGCACACTTAATTCTCCAACCCTGAAGTTTTTCAATAGACATAGGTAGTGTTATTATTTTTGAGTTTGTACTATAATTCATGATGCCTTCTTTTGTAGAACATAACTGTGGCCTATTAGCTCTGTTGCCAGTTGTGTTCTGAAGACTTCCTCTAGTCCAAACTTTAAAAAACGGACCTCTAGCTTTTGTTATGCTAGTTCTTATTGGGTCCATAACTTCTTCAGACTGTTTCATTGTTGGTGCTGTAGTTATACCGAGTGTGGTTTTTGGGTCGATGTTTAAAAAGTAACTTTGTAAGAATGACTCATATAGCGATTTAGCAGCTCCTCGGGCAACTATTAAATATTGTTTAGTAATTAGTCTTTTCTTGATTCTTTTTGGTCTATAAACCTCAAGTTTAGGATCCCAAACAGTAACCGTAATAAAATAGTACCATCCAAATATTTCTTCAGCCCACAATTTAAATGTATCTAGTAGGTGAACTGGGTCACCATTAGTTAATGTAAGCTCTGATTCACAGTATTCTATGAAACCATTTACTGCTTTGTCATCATAGTAATATTTGGGATTTGCTATTAACTTATCGATTCTGTTCATCTCCATTGAGATTTCTTTACAGACCGGTATATCTCCTCTTAACACGGCATCTCTAAACATGCCATAATAGATTGGCACAGCTGTATTAGACAATGCCATAGTTTTTCTCCTTATTCTTCAGGCTTATTATTTATAGCATAGATTCTCCATTCTAGCTCTTTAGCCTGTTCTTCATATGCCTTAACAATTGTGCTACTTGCGGGAGGATCGAAGAACAACCTAACCTTGTTATATACGTACTGCTTAGAAAGCTGACGTATATCTGTCTCCGGAATTAGTCCTTCCCATGTAGTCTCATAACCGTCAATAGTCTGAGCACTATCGATAGCTCCAATCTGGTATAAGAACCCTAAAGTTGTATCGATAGCAATCGTAATATCTTTGTCAAAAGCATCGTCTTCTTTAATTATACCTAATTGCTTCTTAACATCTTCTAAAATACTGCTCATATTTACCTCCATGGACAAGTATCGTTTGGTGTTCTTATAACTGGGTTAACAAAATCAATCCAGTCTTTGTCACCGTAGTGAATCGCATTGTGAGTGCCTAGCGATACAGTTATCAAGTAATCTGGATTGGTTAGTATCTCTGTTCTGTTAATAATATCATCAGCAGTTATAGGATTCATGTGGTGTATGTAAGGAACTCCTGTAATATCATACCCGAGCAATCCTAAGTCGCATCCGAAATCTCTGGTAATGACAAATCTTCTGATCTCTTTCCATTCTTCAGATGCATAGAACTTCTGGTTTAAATATCTGTCTTTACCAAAAGTTTCGTCTCCAACTTTACCATCAAGTTTAAGGTAATTAAACCTTTCCTCAAAAGTTTTAAATAACTGTATCTCCTGATATGTCTTCAGTATCTTCACCTTGGTATCTCCTTATAGCAGATATAGCATCTTCGTATAGTTGCTTAATATCTTCACCATTCTCAATAGCTTCAGTCTTCGCTTCTGTCAACTTATGCTGACTTTTCAACATTTCAAGCTCCAACTCATACTTTTTTGTACCCATTCTTAGCCAATGAGTAATCTCTGATGGTGAAGCAGTACCATCTTTTAGCCTCTGCCTCGATAAATCCATGGCTAAAGACACCATTTCATTATTGTAAGCCTCAGGACTGACATAATTAATATCAGTTTCAGTAGACTTATTGACACTTTCTTTCTTACGTGCCATAGTTTCACCTCACTTATTAATCACTTCTTAATACTTCAACATCATTTTTTACCCCCGGAGAAATTTTAAAGACCGCCGCGATAGGGGGAGGGGGATAGTTTTTTCGAGACCCCCCAGAGGGGGTAGTTTTTCCATGATTATGAATCACAGGGGACTCTATAAAACATAGAAAAACTAAGTGAATATTGAAGAAAAGAGCATAACCAATGATTTTTCATTGATCAACACACAATTTAAAATAATTAAATGAACTTTAAACTTTTGGAAATGATTTATTATACAATATTTTTTGTTTTTATTGTTCATTTAACTAAATTCAGTTTTAATTAGTTTTTGTTTTATTACTAAAATTGTAATTTGTTTAATGTTTAACAAAAAGCTTTAAAGTTAACACAAACTAAATAAGAAACTAAAATTAATCTATACTGATTCGGAAGGAATGCTATATATGTGTATATAGCTAGGTTTACATGACGTTCATATTGGGTGAATGTATGCTTTGTATTGTGTTATTTATGTTAACTTTAAAGCACGAAATAGTAACTTAAATTCGTAAAGCCGCAATTGAAATTGGTTTAATTTTAGTTGTTTCTTTAACAGCAATGTATTTTCCTGTTAAATCGTTGTCAACAACGTCTAAAACCGCATTATTATTAGCTTCTAATTTTTCAACTTCTGAAAGTTCATCTGATGAATAGAAATACCGAGCATTCAAGTTTACAGTATTATAACCGTGGTCTCTATCATACTCTAGCCAGAAGTCATGTTCTGTTGCTGGATTGAAGGGATTGTCTAAAGTTGTAAGAAACAACCAACCTTCAGGATAATTAAGATTATTCTCGGCCATATAATCCCTCCTTTTTGTAATTTGTATTCATATAATCTATACCCCCTTCTACTTCTTAGCCTGTATAGTGGATACAGATATATTAAGAGCTTCACTAACTTCCTTGATAGTGTAACCTCTTGCCAGCATGTTTCTCATTCTGCTAAGCTTAGATGCAGGTATCTCACCTTTAGTACTAGGGACTGCTAGTTCTCTAAGGTATTCGGAATCTAGTCTATCCATAAGCTCCTGGATGGTGGTCTTATTAAGAGCTCCCTTATTAACAGCTTCCCATTCTCTAGGAGTTACTTTTAATTCGGGTCTCTTACTACCTAAACGAGATCTAGTACCAGCTAGTGCCTGAGTTTTTATTTTCTTTTTCTGCTCTTCTGATACACTATCCCATCCACCATATTCGTCAATCTTAGCTCTAACTATATATGCAGCCTGTCTTTGAGCTTCTCTCTCAATAGGAGCATATTTTCTTTGTTCAGCTAGTTTCTGTTTAATTGAATCTACTTCAGCAGCATATTCTTTGACAATATCTTTATTAGTCTTAATCTCTTTTGCAGCTTTTAAAGAATCTAATCTAGCTTGATTAGCCATGGCTTTAAGACTATTAGCATAATCAGCATAAACTATTTCCTTTGGATTAGCTGATGGATTATCATTTCTTTCCCATTTTCCAGTTTTTGAATTATAAGACTTTGTGGATATCAAGTCATATGCATCTTTAACAGATTCCATCTTTTTCTTTTCAACTTTAGCAGGAACCCATTCACCTGTGCTTTTATCAAGTTTCATGTTTGGTGATGCTTTTAATTTGTATTCACCAGTTTTAGGGTCAATACCACCAGTTTCTGGATAGTCAACAACTTGAATAGGTCCTTTTGCTCTACTAACGATGGTGCTTGCGCCACCTTGTGCTTTGCCTTGGTATTTTTTATGAAGCTCAGCAATTCTATAATCTTCTTTAGCCTGGCCATAGTCAAGCTTATGTTTAAGTGCATCAATAACAACCATGGAATACTTAGTAGCTCTAATCATTTCATCATCAGTAGCGCCACCAGATAATGTCATATCTGTTATCAAGTTAGAACAGATGCCCATCTGCATATCTCTGTCTTTCTCTTTTGTCATCATTCTCTTAGCAGCATATTTTTTGCCATCAATGACATATTTACCATTAGGGTCTTCTAATGCTTTGTATTCTTTTGTATCGAATGTTAATAATTCTTTATATGGGTCTCTGTTGTTTATTTTATTATTCTTTGTTGGAATGACAACAACTGTATCACCATCAAAGTCAGCACCAGATAGCTGAGTTGCAACAGTTGGATTAATGCCTACAGCATCCTCTGACGATGGTGTTACAATCTTTATGCCTTCCTCATTCTTGTTATTAACCTTAAGTCTAGGAATTTCAAACAATCCAGCACAAGGATATCTAACAAGAACTACTTCTTCGCCCTGCTTATACTGAGGAGCATATATTTCATTATCTTTTAATGAGTTTACAGGTAATATAACCTTAGTAGACTGATTAGGTAATGCAGCACCTCTTAATTCATAAGCAGATTTATCGCAACCATCACCAAAATCTTGTAACATCTTTTGTCTGATTGCTGGATTTTCAATTTTCTTAATATCCTCAAATTCAGATTTCTTTTGGTCTAACATCAAGTCAGTCTGTTGTTTAACTAACTTAACATCTTGTTTACTAAGAAACTGTGATGGTAAATCTTTACGATATCCAAACCATTCGCCTTGAGGTTTTACAATATTAACTGGTGATAGTTTTTCTTCTCCATTATCATCTTTGTAATATCTTTGGCCAACAGCCTCATTTAATACTGCACCAAATGGATTATCTTTATCAACTTCACCAGTATTAGTTGTTTTAAATGCTTTAAAAACATCAGAATCAGGAGAACCTTTTTTCTTGTTACTATTGTACACAATATCATAGCCATCAGGAACATCATCTGATAAGTATGCCATACCTTTCATATATTCCTTATTATCAACAGCTATTCTTACCTGAGCATATTGTTTTCCAGCAAGGTCTAAATCTTTAACACCTCTACGAATTTCAATAGTACCATCTCTATCAGCTCCGCCTTCTTCTTTGTATCTTACAAGAACTCTTTTTCTATCAACAGATGTTGGATACTCTGTTTTATACCATGTGTCTCCACAATCTGTAGTCTGATAGTCATCGAATGGCTTAATCTTTTCCTGGTTCTTGTAAATATATTGTTTATCAATACCTGGTTTAGCAAGAATTTTAGTATTAGTCTTTTTTCTATAATCAGCTACTTGAGATATCTTAACATTATCATAAAAGTATCCTTCATTCCTTAATATAATGCCAGCCTGATTTAATCTTGTTTCACTAATACCATCTAACTTACTAGAACCGTCAACGGTACCTTTACCAATATCAATTATTTTTTTCTTGTCAACTTCTTTTCTAAGAACGTTAACAGTATTAAATAATTTACTATTAGCATCTTCCTGTGATTTCTTTAATATCTTTCTTACATTACCTTCAGTCATACCAACAATATTACCAATTTCTGTATTAGTCATTCTTGGATGTTCTTTCTTAAGAAGTCTAACCTGATTATAATCATTTGTCATCTTAAGAGCTTTCTGGTATGCAAGCATGGTATCTAATTCATTTCTTGGCATCTCCATTTCTTTAGCGATGGCTGTTTTATTAGTACCATATTTTTCTTTTAATTCTAAATATCTAGTTCTAAAGTTTGATGAATGCTGATAAGGCTTAGAACCAGAGCCTTGTCTGTAACGACCCGAGCCATTAGGGTCTCCATCGTACATCTGTGGTGTTCCCACATGGTATAATT